GCCGGGGCCAGTTTCGAGACACCGCGCAGCTGACCACCCTCGACCGGGTCGATCACGTGGATGACCTCGCTGGCGGGAACGCGCACAATCTCACCCGAGAGACCCGGATCGGTGCTGTCGCCCGGGTGGCGACGGAAGAAGTGATAGGCCACACGCCGTCCAATCCGGTCAAACTCGATCCCCTGGCGGATCGCGTTGCCATTCCGCGCCACGCCCGTTTCATGCAGAGGCAGCATTTCCGAAGGCAGCATCTGCAGCTGGAGCGGAACCGTGAGGCCGTCCTCCACCCGCCGCGGCCTGATACGAACAAAGACCTCACCCGCCAGAAACACCTCGCGCGCCGCCCGGCGCTGCAGCCCGTAGAAATCCGTCAAGCCCTCGGCATCGGCCTCATCGGTCCAGGCGAGCCAAAGCCGCTGCAGCTCTTCCTTCCGCGCGGCATCGGCGAGTTTCGAGATCGGCTTGATCCCGTCGCCCACGGTATTCGCCGCCCAGCTTTCGACCGCATTCACGGCATAGCCGTTGTTGCGCACCAGCCAGCGCGCGCGGGCGGTGATGTCCGGGCCCGATGCTGCGATCAGCGCATTCACATGTGCGCGGGTCGCTTGGAACCCGCGCAGGCGACGATGGTGCTGTCCTGCGTCAAACCCGCCGATGAAGGCCCCAAGGCGCTGCCGCCAGTTCATGCCACCGCCCATCACAGGTCTTTCACCGCAAAGGGGCGCAACACGCGCCCAGCGCCGCGCCCAAGTTTGGCAATGCGACGTTCCACGTCACCGATCGCAGCGGCAAGCTCGGCATCCGTGCCGTAATTCACGGTCTTGCCGTCATAACTGACCGAGCGCGCGCCGCTGTAGCGTGCGGCCAAGAGCGCGCTGTGGCGGAGTTTCAGCTCGTCGAGTGTCATTCATCATTCCATGTATTTTGGCGTGCTGATCTTCCAGCCACGCCGCCGGGGCGTTGCAATCCGCCCCGCCTGAGGTTCGGTTGGTTTCTCGGGCTCGGCACCCTGTGCTGGGACAGCCGTTTCCACGCCCGCCTGCTTCTCCAGCTGCCGCCACATGCGCTCATCAAAGCGGTCGGCCCCAAGGATCCAGGCGGCCGCCCGCGCGTAAATCCTTGTGTCCAGCGCCTCGTTCCGTTCGCGCATCTTCTGCCATTCCTGGCGAGCGTAGCCCCGCCGGTCGCGGATGGTTACCAGTTGTTCGGCCACCAGCTGCTTGAGCCATTCGCTGTCGACCCAGTCGGGCAGGTGGATCATGCCCGCAGGGTTGGGAGCCCCTAGCGCGCGATCCTCATCCGATGGCCGCTCAATCCGAAGATAGCGATAGGTCTCGGCCTTGAAGGTGGCTGTGGCCACCGTCCAGAGCCGCGCCCCACGCTTGAGCTTCCGCCCATTCACGGTCGCGTCGACAAAGGTCGGGCCCGACACCGGCGTCGCGCGGTTGAACCCTTCGAGACCTTTGACGGGCGCGACCTGCGATATCCCCTGCGGCCGCGCCCAGGCGTAGACCGCGGCGGTTTCATACCCGGTGTCGATGGCCAGCTTAGCAAGCGGCATCACCGCGCCGTTCTCATGCACCCAGGTTTGACCGAGCAGCTCTGTCAGTGCTTGCCAGCAGTCCGGATCACCTGGACCGCCTGGAATGACGATGTGATCGACGAGCCAGCTTTCGAGGCCACGGCCCCAAGCCCAGACATCGACCTCGATCCGGTCCTTCTGGACGTCAGCACCGGCGGTCAGGAACAACCCGCCCATGGGCACCTGAGCGGCAAACACCTCACGACGGTCCGCCAGTCGCTGCCATTCTGGCGCATCGCCGCTTTCAACCCAGGTCTCGCCGAAGAGCGTGTTGCGCGCCGCGCGCAGCATCTCGTCCGAGCCCTGGGCCACCAGCCAGTCCCGCGCGATCTGCTCCCAGCTTTTCCAGCCAATCGGTGAATAGAGGGCCGAGAGGTGGAACCCTATCGCGTTGGGATCTGCACTGGTCGCTGTCGCCCGCCATTCCCCTCGCGCCAGCATGTCCGTCTTGTGGTGCTCGGCGATCAGGCGCTCGCAGTCCTCGCAGGCATAGGCCGCCGTTTCCGGCCGGCCCTTGTCCCAGCGCAGCCGTTCAAACTGCAGCCATTGCCTATGGCCACAATGCGGGCAGGGCACGAAGTACCGCCGCTGGTCACTGGCCTCGAATTCGCGCTCGATGCGCGACAGCCCTCGGATCGTTGGCGTCGAGACCATAAACACCTTGCGCCGATGCGCAAAGGTCGTGGTTCGTGCTTCTGCCAGGCTGACCGGATCGCCTTCCTCGTCAGCTGAAGCCGGATAAGCATCGACCTCGTCCAGAAACACGTAGCGCGCAGGCATCGACCGCAAGCCGGTAGCGCTGTTCGCCCCTGTCAGCACCAGAATGCCGCCTGGGAACTCCTTTGACAGCATCGAATTGCCCGCATCGCGAGAGCGCGCGGGCTGCACGCGTTCTTGCAGCGCCGGGCTGTCCTCGATCAGCGGATCGATCCGCCCGCGCGAAGTCCGTTTGGCCATCTCCACAGTGGGTAGCACCGCCAGCATCGGGCCCGGCGCATGATGAATCACAAAGCCGATCCAGTTGTTGCCAGCTTCTGTCGCGCCGACCTGCGCAGCCTTCATGAAGCTGATGCGCTGCGCCGGGTGCTTTGGCGACAGCGCATCCATGATCTCACGCAGGTAGGGCGCGCGAGCCGTGCGATACCGACCGGGTTCTGCTGCCGCGCGCGACGACAGCCAGCGATGCTTGTCTGCCCACTCTGACACCGTGAGGTCGGCGTCCGGTCGCATTCCCCGCCGCCAAGCGCGCAGGACGTCCTGGGCACCGTCAAAGGCGAGATCGAGGCCTGTGGTCAGGTCGTGGTCATCTTCTCCTTCTCCCTCATGCAAGCGAGACCCTGAGGTCTGCGAGCGCGTCGAGCTGCTCTCGGACATGGGTTTCCAGCACCCTCTGTAAGATCGCAGTCTCGATTGTCACGGGTCTGCCCGATGCCTTCTCCATCTCTGCGGATAACTGCGCGGCCATCAGGGCCGCGACCCGGGTGGGCCAGGTGACCCATGTGTCACGCTCCTGGCGCGCGAGGCGAAACACCAGCGTCTCGGCCCGCGCGCGGTCGACCAGTACGCCCTTCTTCTTCTGGATCGAGAGCTGGCGTTCCTGCGCTTGGTAAACGGTCAGCGCCGTGCGGGCTTTGATATAGGACGTGCTGTCGCCGGGGCCGGAGACGGCACTGGGAGCCATCGCTGCGCTCTCACTACCCGCGCCAAGCCCGCCCCGTGACCGGATCTGCTGGTCTGGATCGGTCATGCTGCCGCGCTGCGCATCTGAGGCGGCGGCATTAATCGACCCGTCGGCGAAGAGCACTAGCCGCCCGGTCTTGCGCGCCTTTTGCACGGCCCCGCGCGATAGGCCCGCGTGCTCGGCATAGGCGCGTTCGGACATACCTTCCATAGCGTTTTGATTGGCCTCAACATATTGGAAATAAACAGGAAAAACGAACTATTTGAGTTGATTACACTCCCTGATCGAGCGATTCATGGGTCCAGAAAGCGGGTGCATCGCACCCTGCAAACACGGATCGGAGAGAGCCATGCGCGCACAGGAGAAGATGGGGCACAGCTCGATGAGCGAAGGGTGGCGGGATCACACCAGCCCCGCCCAAGAGCGGGTGAACTGGGTGATGGACGAAGTGATGTCGGGACGCATGGGCGAAGCCGACGGGATGGTCGAGATGGCCAAGGCCCACGAGATGATGCGCGAGGAAGCTCGCGCGCGGACCACCCACCCCGAACACCGCTGGGAGGACTGACCATGGCACGCCGCAAGCCCGCCGATCCCAACGCTGCCCGCGATGCTGCGCTTCTCGCGATCGCCCAGCGCCAGTTCCGGATCGAGACGCTGGAGACCCAGAACTGGGACCGGCTGGATTTCCACGATGTTGCTGTCTGGGCCATCCGCGCCGCACTCGAGGAAGCCTTTGAAGCTGGACGCCGCGCAGGCCCAGCCAACACCCAAGTCTGAAAGGACATCGCCATGACCGCCATCACCACCATCCGCATCGACCACGCCGCGCTGCCGGAGCACTTTGATCGCTCGCGCCCCGATGCCGTAGGCAGGGTCATTGAGGCCGAGCTGCGTGACGCGGGGATCACTGCCGACGCCTCCGACGTGATTTCGCACATCAAGATTGAACTGCCGACCACCCAGCTTGCCGCTGCCAGCTCCCTGCTGGCGAGCCTCCAGCTGATCTGAGCGGGCCACCATGAGCACGCGCGCACAGATCGCCATCCAGATCGGGCCCGAGGAATGGGCCCATGTTTACTGCCATTTCGACGGCTACCCTGATCACATGCTGCCAGCGCTTGCTGCATGGACGCCCGAGGGCATCCTCGCCGCCCGCGAAATCCGGCAGGTCACTGCCGAGGCGCTGGACTGCTTCGATCCGCCCCGCGTGCCCCGCATCTTGCCGCGCCCGACCTGCGAACTGTCCCATCTCTATATCTGGCAGGACGGAAAATGGGTCGATGCGACGGCCTCGGCCGAGTGATCATAAAGCAAGGTTATTGCTCTGATTTTGCTACGATAATCGGCCGCTCAGAGCGATTGTCATCGTGCCAAAACGATGCAACTCACCTGAAAGGCCCACGCCATGAGCAACCCGACCGCTACGCTGATCGCTGACTTCCGCGCCGCCGCGGAAGAGATCGAAGCCCGCCTCGCGCCCAGCGCCTGCGCCACGATCGCCTCGCACAACTGGATCGTCATCGACGACTTCGGCCCCCTCAAATTCGAACTGACGCCCGAGGGCGGGAAGCATCGCGCCACCTGCACGGGCCATGGTCGCGCGCACAAGGTCAACCGCTTCACGAAGGCTGATGCCGAGCGCCTTGCTCGCGCCTGCAACGCCCGCGCCGAATTCTGGGCCGACGCTGCGCGCGAAGAGGCAGCGACGCTGCGGAGCCACATCGCGACGCTTGAGGCCATCAGGGCCGCCTGAGCCTGAACCGGCGGGGCCCAGCGCCCCGCCAGCCCCCACCATCACGAGGATCCCGACAATGACCACGCAGCCCTGCCTTCCCAGCCGCAACGAGGATTACGGCTTCTTCCGCACCCTGACCGTCTGCCCAGAGCGCGACCGGCGCAGCGCGGAGGTCTGGACGCTCGCCTCGCGCCTGATCGCCGAGGCCATAGGCGCCGACAGCAAAGACGAGATGATCGGCATCCGCGACTTTCTCGACAGTCGCATTGGCCGCCACTTCGCCGACGATGTCGTCGGCAACATGACCGGCTGCAACATCGGGCTCGAGCCCGCTATCGCCTCTGCGATCCTCCGCTGGCAAGGTTGGCGCATCGACCGCAAGACCGAGCGCGAGCACGGCATCCCATCTGGGCTGCCGTATCTGACGGGCTGGGTGCAGCACTTCGTCGTAACCGCTGCGATGGCCGACAGCGACTGACCCACCCCCGACATCCCCATCACGACAGGAGGCCGAGATGCCCAAGCTCACCGATACGCAGTCCATCATCATCAGCCGCGCTTCCACGCGCCCTGACAATCTTGCGCTGCCGCTGCCCGAAGGGTTGGCTGGCGCTGCCGCAAAAATGGCGGTGGCCAAGATGATCGAACGCGGCTGGCTCGAAGAGGTCGAGGCCAATCTGCGCCGCGGTGAGCCGTTGTGGTGTGAGACCGGCGATGGTCACGGTACCACACTGATCGCAACCGAAGCTGGCCTTGCCGCGATTGGCATCGAGCCCGTCGTCGCGACGACCATGAGCAATCTGCGCAAGGCAAAGCTGGAGGTGGTCTTGGCGGCAAAGGAGCCCATCGAAACATCACCCGATGCCGACACGCCGCAGCTCGTTGCAATCCGCACCGGTACCAAGCAGGCGCAGATCATCGCCCTCTTGCAGCGACCCGAGGGGGCGTCCATCACCGAGATCGTCGAAGCGACGGGCTGGTTGCCCCACAGTGCCCGAGGTCTGATCTCGGGCGGGCTGAAGAAGAAGCTGAACCTGCCGATTACCGCGGAGAAGGTCGCTGGCAGAGGAACCGTCTACAAACTTGAGGCTGCCTGATACCTCGCCCTCACCGCAGCCGCTCGAACAGCCTGCGCAGCGCGTAGCTGCGCAAAAGCGAGATCCCGGTGAAGATAGAGCCAATAGCAAGGTTCTCGCCAAGGCTGGGGTGAATACCGAACCATGGGAACACCACGATCTGCGTGAGCACCGCCAGCACATAGCCTACGGCGACATTGGTGATCGCCTCGACCAGCGACAGTCGGCGGGATTGAGTCACGCGGCCAACCGCTGCGACTTGAGCGCTGCAAAAGTCTCGCCGCTGTCCTGCAAGACTGCCTCTTCGCCCGTGAAAGCCTGCCAGCGCTCGATGGCCACATCAACGTAGACCGGGTTCAGCTCCACCCCGTAACACAGGCGGCCAGTTGTCTCGGCCGCGATCAGCGTGGTGCCAGAACCCATGAAGGGCTCATAGACTGCCTGGCCGGGGCTTGAGTTGTTCAGGATTGGGCGGCGCATGCATTCGACGGGTTTCTGTGTCCCGTGTACTGTGGCTGCATCCTGGTCCTTGTTGGCAATCTGCCAAAGCGTGGTCTGCTTGCGATCGCCGGCCCAGTGGCCCTTGCCCTTGGCGCGTACGGCATACCAGCAGGGCTCATGCTGCCAGTGATAGTCGCCGCGGCTGAGCACCAGCCGATCCTTGGCCCAGATGATCTGGGAGCGGATTGCGAAACCCGCGGCGATCAGGCTGTCCGCAACCGTGGCCGCATGCAGCGCGCCGTGCCAGATATAGGCGACATCGCCGGGGAAGAGCGACCAGGCCTCACGCCAGTCGGCGCGGTCGTCATTCAACACCTTGCCGGTTCGTTTTGTCTTCGCAGCACCGGCTTGATTGCGCCAAGATGGATCGTATTCCACGCCATAGGGCGGATCAGTCACCATCAGAAGCGGCTTCACACCGGCAAGCAGTCTCCCAACGACATCTGCGCTGGTGCTGTCGCCGCAGATCAACCGGTGCGAACCCAGCTGCCAGAGGTCACCCGCCACCGACACCGGGGTAACCGGGGGCTCGGGGATATCGTCCTCGCCCTCTATCGACCCGCCGTTCGCGTCATCGCCACCTTGTGCCGCGTTCAGCAGCCCCTCGAGGAACTCGTCTGAGAAGCCCAGTAGGTCAGTATCAAAGCCCAGCGCCTGCAGGTCGATCACTTCCAGACCCAGATTGAGCTCGTCCCACTCCGCCATATCCGCGACGCTGTTGTCCGACAAACGCAGCGCCCGGCGATGGTCCTCATCAAGATGCGACAGGCGCAGCACTGGGATCTTGCTTAGGCCGAGCTGGGTCGCAGCCAGGATGCGTCCGTGCCCGGCGATCAACTCCCCATCGTCAGAGATCAGGCACGGCATGGTCCAGCCGAACTTGAGCATGTTTGCAGCCAGAACAGCCACCTGGTTGTCGCTGTGCAAGCGGGCATTGCGGGCATAGGGCCGCAGCCGCTCGATCGGCCAGAGTTCAATCTGGCTCGGCATGAATGGGAGATCCATAGGGCAGGGCTCGCATGGGCGTGCGCAGGGAACCGTGGCCACCCATGGGCGCCAGGACTTGCAATCCACGATGTCAGGAAAACGAAACGCCCGTGAGGGTATCCTCCGGGCGCAAATCTTCGATGTTTCTTGGTTACGTCAAGGGGGGCAGCTTTGTCAAACCGTTTTTTGACGTTGAATCAATACCTTCTGGCCAGCCCAGGCGAAGGTGACTTCCTGGAGTGGCTTCCGAGGTCCGTGGATTCCTCTGGGTGGATTCCCTGGATCCGGTCAGGAATCCACCTGTCCCTGAGCGCTGGTTGCGCAAGCCCCTGAAAATGAGTCGAAATCTCGGCCGAGCCGGCGCAGGTGGCTTCTGGGTGGATTGAACGAAGCCGCTATCGCGGCATTTGGTTCATGCTGTTTGGGGATTGGTGCCCTGTCTGCGAGGATTGCGGTTCTTCATACCCGATCCACTCAGACAGGAGCACCACCGATGAACACGTCCATCAGCCCGTTGCGGCAGCGCATGATCGAGGACATGACGATCCGCAATTTGTCACCGGCAACGCAGCGATCCTACTTGAATGCGGTGTCAAAGTTCAGCCGTTATTTTGGCCGTTCACCGGACAAGCTTGGGATCGAGGATGTCCGGGCTTTTCAGGTGCATCTTGTTGCGGAGGGCATTTCGTGGCCCTCGCTGAACCAGAAGGTCTGCGCCCTTCGCTTCTTCTACGGCGTGACCCTGGGCAGGTCCGAGGTCCCGGTCCTCATTCCTTATGCCCGGGCTCCGCGCAAGCTGCCGGAAATCCTCTCGGCCGCGGAGGTCATTCGCTTTTTGCAGGCGGTGCCCAACCTGAGAAACCGCACGGCGCTGAGCACGGCCTATGCGGCGGGGCTGCGTGTCTCGGAAGTTGTCGGTCTCAGGATCGCCGACATAGACAGCGGGCGAGGCGTGATCCAGATCCGCCATGGCAAGGGTGGCAAGGATCGTCAGGTGATGCTGCCGGTGCAACTTTTGCATCTGCTGCGGGACTATTGG